CTTTTAAAATACTTTATATTATGGAGTTATTATGCACGACTTGCACATGGGTGGCTTAGCCACATATGCTTTAAAACGAGGTGGTTCAATCCATCCTATTGTTATTCCAACTGAAGTATTGGGTAATGAAACTGGGATTATGAATCCCTCGATTTTTCAGCACAAAGATAAACTCTTTATTAACGTAAGACACGTTAACTATTATCTATATCACAGCGAAGGTAAAAAGTTTCCTCATCAGTGGGGTCCTTTGGTATACATACATCCAGAAAACGATGTAACACTTACAACTCATAACGTTATGTGCGAACTTGATAGTAATTTAAATATGGTTAACGCGCAGCGTGTTAATATGGCGTTAGATACTGGTAAGCCAACATGGAACTTTATTGGTCTCGAAGATTGCCGACTATTTAGTTGGGAAGATAGAATGTTTCTTTGCGGTGTACGCAGAGATTGCTATGATGATAAAGGCCGTGGACGTATGGAAATGGCAGAGATTGAATTTATTGATGGTGAATGGACAGAGGTTTCTCGTAATCCTATTCCTTCTCCAAATGGCGATAAATCATATTGCGAAAAGAATTGGATGCCTATCCTTGATATGCCATACCACTTTGTTAAATGGACCAACCCTACACAGGTTATCAAATACGATATTGAAACAGGTACAACTGAAGATGCTATATACGATAAAGAAAAGTTTATAGAAGCCAATAAAGACTTTAGAGGTGGTTCACAGGTTATTCGTATTAATGATAATCAGCGTATGGCATTTATCCACGAGACAAATCTATTAAGAGATCCTTTTGGTAGAAAAGATGGCAACTATGCTCACCGAGTAATCATTTGGGATAACGATTGGAATATCGTTCACAAGTCTAGAGAATTCCATTTTATGGGAACGTATTACGACCACGTAAAAGGTCAAGACTATAATATTGAGTTTGTTACTGGCGTTACAATGGTAGGCGATGATATTCTAATATCCTTTGGATGGCAGGATAACGCTTCTTATGTATTAAAGCTGCCAAAAGCAGTGTTCGCTAACTTTTTGGCTATGGGTGAAATATGAAATTTAAAAATAAACAAGTACTACATGATGTTATAATGGATTACGATAATCCTTTTAAAATGTTTGAGTTAGCAAAAGAATATGATAAATTAAAACAAGGTGCTGCAGCCTTTGGTTGGTATTTACGTGCCGCTGATTTTTGCGAAGGCGAAACATACGAAGAAAAAGAACTTCAATATAGATGTATGGTACTTGGTTCAGCAGTGTTTGCTAGATCAGAAGCCAGAAATCAAACGGTTAACGGTTTAATTAAAGCTGCCATATCGGTTTTACCTACAAGACAAGAGGCTTATTATTGGGCTGCTAAATATTCAGTAGACCAAAGTAATTATAGAGATGGAGCAATGTATGCCAAGATGGGTTTAGATTGCAAAGACGTTGAACCAAACTCTGAATTAAACTATCCGGGACGTGTTGGTTTGGATTATTGTTATGCTGTTTCTAAATGGAAATCAGATGGACGCGATGACTCTAAAAATCTATTCTTTGATTTAAAACATAAGCGCAAATTAGATATGAATAAAGAAATGCGCGAAAGTGTTGATTGGTGGATTGGTCAAGTAGGGTATCCTAGTACGCTACCATATACTGAAGCTGAAGAAAACAAATACAGACATAAGTTTAATGGTTTAGATAAAGTAACAAAGAACTATTCTCGTCACTTCCAAGATATGTTTGTTCTATCAACTTTAAATGGTAAACGAAATGGTACCTTTGTTGAAATAGGATCAGGTCACCCAACACTGTTTAATAATACATATCTATTAGAGAAAGACTTTGGCTGGAAAGGTTTATCGGTTGATATTTCTGAAAGAATGTGCGCTATATTTAGTAGGAAACGTAATACGACTGCAGTACTTGCTGACGCTGGTCAAATTAATTTTAAAGATTTATTCAAACAAAACTGTATAGAAAATCAAATAGATTTTTTACGTATTAACTCAGATAACGCTTCTTTAGTAGCATTAGAAAATATTCCGTTTAACGAATATGAGTTTTCAGTAATTCAAATTCAACATAACGAATGTTGGTGGGGATCCGATCTTAAGGATAAGACCAGAAAAATACTACAAGAAATTGGATATATATTGTTAGTACCAAATGTTGCAGTCGATGAAACAAACGCGTATGAAGATTGGTGGGTACATCCTGGGTTTGTTAAAAGCGATATGCGAACAAATAAAGAGACCAACTTTGCTTGGGATTATATGATGAAGGAGAGAAGATGAAACCTGTAATTTGTACTGGTGGGTTCGACCCACTCCATTCCGGACATATTGAATATTTTAAAGCAGCCAAGGAAATGGGTTCTATTCTATTTGTTGGCGTTAATAGCGATGAATGGTTAACTCGTAAAAAGGGTAGACCATTTATGTCTGTTGAAGAACGTATGTCTATTATTAAAGAGATTGGTTGCGTCGGACATGTATTTACTTTTGATGACTCAGATGATACAGCCTGTGATGCTATTCGATATGTAGCAAAACAAGCTCCTAAGAACTCAGAAATTATCTTTGCTAATGGTGGCGATCGTAAAAAGGGAACAACACCAGAGGTTGAGTTTGCTAAAGCATTACGTGATGAATGTAATATATCATTTGCGTTTGGCATTGGCGGTAATGATAAAAAGAATAGTTCTTCATGGATCTTAAAGGAATGGGATAAACCAACAACTCAAAGACTATGGGGTAAATACAGAGATTTAGATCAAAATGGTCATTGGAAAGTAAAAGAGTTATCAGTTGATGTTGGTAAATCATTGTCAGACCAACGCCACTTTGTTCGTTCCGAACATTGGCATATCGTTGATGGCGAATTAAAAATGGATTTACAGTTTAGCAATGGTTACTCTACATCTAAAGTATATAAGACTGGTGACAGTATTGATATTCCAGTTAAATGTTGGCACCATGCAACGAACGTTGGAGACCGTCCAGTCAAAGTAATTGAAGTATGGATGGGAAGTACTCTATCGGAAGATGATATTGAACGAAGATAACATTATTATTGTTTTTAGTAGATAAATCTATTATACCACACTGGATTTATATGTCAACTCTTTTTTTATAAATATAGATAAATAATATTGAAACAAAGGAGAGAAAGATGGCTTTTCAGTTATCGCCGGGAGCTCGTAATGGTACACTTCAGTCATTAGAGACAACAGTCGGTGCAAACCCTATTTTAACTATCGCAACTGGTGTGGCACCTACGGAATGTCAATCAGCAAATACTGGTAATATTGTTGCCACTATGGTATTGCCTACCGAATGGTTAGCAGTTCCTTCAGGTGGTGTAATTCAGTTATCTGGTAATTGGCAAGACTTGTCTGCTGATGCGTCAGGTACAGCTGGTTATTTTAGAATTCACCAAAGTGATGGAACAGTATGTCATATGCAAGGAACTATCACAGCCTCAGGCGCTGGTGGAGATATGCAGTTAGATAACACTAACATTGCTATTGGTCAGCAAATTACTATCACAACATTTTCTATTACAGCTGGTGGCGCATAAGGACTGAATAAATGTCCGCAAATGGCGTATTTACATCAACACTAGATTTCGGCTTCTTTGGCGGTGGTTATTCAACTATTGCTGGAGGGGCTTCTAGTACATTTGACTATACATTTACTTCTGATGTTTTTATACCAGTACTTGCTGAACTAAACCAAACATTAACATTTGATGTTCAGGCTGGTATTGTAACACCGACAGTATATGGTGAATTTAGCGGTAACATTGACTTTACATTAACTGAGCCTGCTCGAATTGAGTTTGGTATTCAGAGTTACTTATATTCTGGCAATAACGAGATTAACTTTACCTCTTCCTCAAGCGGTTTCTCGGTAATTACCGGTTCAGCAGATATAACATTTCCGATTACAATATCTGGTACTATGGCTCAGTTCTCGTTGGGTCAAACTACTGGAGCCTTTGGATTTGCACTTAATTCAAAAGTAATCAACTATACACTTACAAACAGAGCACGATCTGGTCCAAACTCTATAGAACTAACCCGTACCATGGAAAACGACATAGTCATACGTAGAGCATCAGAACCTAACGATATAAGATTAAAAGACACTGGTTTGACTAACGCTGAAGTTAGAAACTAATTATTTTAATAAATAAAAGTAAACCTTGGAGATAAACACATGGCGGCGAATTTTTACATAAAGCAAAACGACACTGCTCCGTCCATTGAAGCCGTCTTAACAGACTCAACTGGTCGAGCAAAATCATTGGTACTTGCTTCGCAAATTAATTTTAATATGTCGACAGAAGAAGGCTCAAGCTTAATTAGCTTAGGTACTGCATCTATCATTAATGCCACAAAGGGCATAGTGTCATATCCATGGCAAACTGGTGATACATCAAACACTGGAATTCATAACGCTGAGTTTCAAGTAACATATACTAATGGTCAAATTGAAACATTTCCTAACTCAGGATATATCAAAGTAATCATTAGAGAAGAGTTAGGATAAGACATGGCACAACCTCAATCTAGAGAAGATTTTAAAGATTTTATTTTAAGAAAGATCGGTGCTCCGGTAATCCAAATTAACGTTGCTGACGAACAAGTTGATGACCGTGTAGATGAGGCTGTTTCATTTTGGAGAGATTATCATTATAACGGTAGCCAATTAGTTTATCTTAAGCATCAAATTACTGAAACTGATAAAGAAAACGGTTGGATCCCTTTACCACCAAAGATCCTTGGTATATCAAAGATATTCTCTTTTGATACATCAATTTCAACTGGTACTGGTATGTTTAACGTTAACTATCAATTCGTTTTAAATAACATACAAGATATGACTAGTTACTCAATGCAGAATTATTATATGACAATGCAACATATTGAGTTTATGCAAGAGCTGCTTGTTGGTAAACCAATGATCCGTTATAATAAGTATGTTAACAAATTACATATTGACACTGATACAAAAAGTTGGGTCGTAGGTAACTATATCATTATTGAAGCGTACGACATTATTGACGAAGATATGTATGCAGAACTATGGACAGACAGATGGCTGCAAAATTACGCTGCGTGTTTAGTTAGAGAACAATGGGGTATGAACCTTACTAAATTTAACCAAATGACTTTGGTTGGTGGAGTACAGTTTAACGGAGAACAGATATTAGCAGAGGCGAGAGCTGACAGGGAGAGAATTGAAGAAGACGCAATAAGATCGCTTCAACCTCTCACTTACAATTTTATTGGATAAGTTATGGCAACGAACGCATATTTTAGAAATCACGATAACGTATATGAGCAAAACTTAATTGACGATTTAGTTATCGAGTCAATTAAGATATATGGCATAGACGTTAAATTCATTACGAGATTACATCAAAACATTGATAGGATTTTAAACGAAGACGATCTGCCAACGTTTGATAAGTATTATGACTTTGAAGTATACATCAAAAACGTTGATGGCTTTGAAGGCGAAGGTGACTTCCTATCTAAGTTTGGTTTACAAATTCGTGACTCAATTACATTCACTGTTGCTATACGTACCTTTGAGCAATACGTTACACGCGAACAAGATACGCGATTACGTCCACTTGAAGGCGAAATGATTTGGATGCCACTTAATCAAAAAATGTATAAGATCCAACACGTTGAACACGAAAGCGTATTCTATCAAACTGGCGCACTACAAGTATACGATATGCGTTGTGAATTGGCTGAATACTCTGGTGAAACATTCGATACTGGCTATTATGAAATTGATAATTACTTTGCAGACATTGATACATCAAAAGATACGGTTACATCGCTTACATCACTTGAAGGTGTTGATCCACTTGCAAATAACCTTGCGTTTGAAGATCAGGCAGATGATATATTAGACTTCTCTGAAATGGACCCATTCAGCGAAAACATTTCTATACAGGATTAACAATATGGCAATCGCAAATTATTTTTATAATTCAACTACGAGAAAATACGTAGCGTTATTTGGAACACTGTTTAATCAGTTAAAGATCCAAAGACACGATAACGCTGGTGTACTTAAAAAAGAAATGATTGTGCCATTAGCCTATGCTCCATATCAAAAGATATTGGCAAGGGTTGCTGGGGATCCTGATTTGATTAATAGTCGTAGACCTGCTATGACGTTACCAAGAATGTCTTTTGAAATACAAAACATTATGTATGATCCTCAGAGAAAATTAGCAACAACAGGTAAAATGATTAAACGTGGTAAAGCAGAAACAGATGATGCTCGACCTTACGTATATAATCCTGTTCCATATAATTTAGATTTTTCTCTATACATTATGACAAAGTATTCAGAAGATGCTACTAAAATATTAGAACAAATTATACCATTCTTTACACCAGATTGGACCGTTGGCGCCAAGATGATACCAGATTTAGATCCTATTGATATACCTGTTATTTTAAACAGTGTAACTATCGAGGATCTTTATGAAGGTGCGTTTGATGAAAGACAAATGGTTTTACACACGCTTACCTTTACGCTTAAAGGTTACTATTTTGGACCAGAGAAAAAGAAACAAGTTATTAAGTTCATTGATATTGATATGTTTAATGGCACTGATACTGATTCTCCATTCCTATCAGGCATTGATATTCAACCCGGTTTATCATCAGCAAATACTCCAATAACTGACGTTGGTGAAACAGCAACCGCAGTATCAGCGTTAACGACAGGTTCAGTAAGCAGTATTACATTAACTAATGACGGTGAAAACTATAACGCAAATACTATTGTTACTATTAGTGCACCTGACGTAGCGAACGCAGACATAACATCAACTATAACGAATAGCGCAGTGTCTGACGTGACAATCAATAATGGTGGAGGTTACTTCAGTAGTTTACCAACAGTGTCTGTAGGGCTCCCAGACAGCCCTATCACAACGGCTACCGCAATCGCTACAGTGTCCGGCGGATCTGTTGCTAACGTATCTATATCAAACCCAGGGAATTTCTATACTAATCCAACGTTTTCAATAGCTCCTCCTCCAAATGTGGCTGCAGAGTTTAAGTTTGGTGATGATGCATTGGCTCATAGTAATGAAAACGATGTTACGACTTTACATTCATTCTCTGCATATTTCAATTCTAACACTGGATATAAAGTATCGTTTTGGATTTACCCAACATCATTTCCGGGTGGTAATAATCCAATGTCAGTACTCTTTGCGCCATTTACAAAAATATTCTTTACTGCCGATACAGGTAACGTTAGGTTTCAATATGGTGGTTCTCCTGTTGTTACTTCTGATACTGATTTGGTCCTTAACCAATGGAACCACGTAGAGGTAGAGCATTATACAAATCTTATTCGTATTAACGTTAATGGTTTATATGGCACACAAGAAACACGTGGAGCAGGTAACGTTGCATTCCCAGGACATACATATCGAGCTGGTGATGCTCAAGGTAATGAATCAGTATTTGATGGAGCTAACAGAAGCTTCCTTGGATATTTAGATAACGTAACTTGGGAAACAACCGGTGATATGCCTACAGCTTCTAGCGGTGATCCATATACGATCCCAACGACTGCAAGAACTGGCGATTTATTTACTAAGAACTTTGATAAGGATCTTCCTGTAGCTACAATCACCGCAACAGATGGCGAAGTAATTTCTATTGATGTTACTTCTGGTGGATCTGGGTATACCACGGCACCGATTGTTACGATTGATCCACCTGACGATACTCCGTCAAGTTTTGCTGCTTCATTAACACCAACGTTAGTAAATGGAGTCATAGACTCAATTACAATAAATAGCTCAGGGAAGTTCTACGCGAACGCTCCTGCAATCAATGTTTCCGCACCAACGTCGACTCAGGCAACTGCCATAGCAAATGTTGGTAATAACGGGGATATTCAATCAATAACAATAACCGACGCAGGTTTAGGATATAGAAATCCACCTGCAATAACTATATCGTCTCCAGACTTTGGATCAATTCCATACCAAGACATTGAGTTTGATGACAACTGGGGTATTATTAAAACCATAGTGAGTGAATAATATGAATGATAAGATAGCTGAAAATCTTGGACTAAGGCCACTTTCAGAAATTAGAGAAGAAGAGCTAGCTGCCAAGCCGGTTGAAGTTGTTGAAGAAGTTCTTCCAGCTATAGTAACCGACGAGGTAGATGACGAGAATCTAAAGGATCTTGCAAAGGTTCGTGAAAACATTGAAGGTGTTATCGAGTTAGGGAACGAGGCTGTTAGAGAAATGTTAGAAATTGCTAAACAATCTGAGTCAGCACGTGGTTTTGAAGTTGTTTCTACTCTAATGAAAACTCTGCTTGAC